CTGTGTTCGCTCAGACTTCTGCCTATGGTCACTTCGGAAGACCTGATGCAAACTTCTCGTGGGAGCGTACAAATAAAGCTTCTGAGCTTAAAAAAGTGCTCCAGGCAGCATTTAAAGCATAACTTGAAAGTCAGCTGCTGAATAAAGTTGAACTATCAATAGCTTATATAACAAAACGGTACTCATAACGAGTACCGCTTTTTCTATTCATTTTTAGGTACAACAAGCAACGTGTGCAGCCATGTGGACAGCGAAAGCAAGAAGCTGAGTGCGGAGGCGATAGCTAAAGCGCTCTCAGAGTAAAATAAAAGCCTCCGGACGTTATGTCCGGAGGTCTAACATAAACAGTATATTTGAAATCGTAATTAGTATAATGCGCGGAATGAAAATCGCGTCCCAGAAAAACTGAGACGCGAAATTGGCTGCGCGGGCTCCGCGCTGTGTGGTCATGACTAAATAGATGACATATGTTAACGTGCTTTTTTACGAACTGTTTTGAATGCTAAAAATATGTATTATCTATTCTTAATTGATAGTTGCATTCTCCAATCACCTTTTCTGGTTTTGCTTTGAAGCTTTAGAAACTGATTATTATAAGGTACTCCTATCAACTAAACTATCCAGTTATTTAGTTCATACTGATCATCAAATTTATCCATCATACCATAACCTTTCTCAAGTAATAGGCGTCTATGTTCTTCTATTATTTTGTTTATTTCCTTATCATCAATTTTAACTTTTTTGATTATATTACTTATATATTGATTGGTAAATAACATTCTCGGTGGATTATCTTTATACTGCTTCTTTATTAATTGAATAAAGCTATCTTTCAACTTGGCTATATCTTGACTTGGAGTGCTATTTGAGCCCTCAAATAAATATTCATCATTCGAAGAGTCTTTCAATAAGTTCTCCAAAACCGAAATTATTGTTTTAAAGCTATTACAAGAAGTAAATATGGAATAGTCGCCGTTTAACCCAGGGTATATTTTATCAAAAAAGATTTTTTCATCAAATTGATTGAATATTTCATTGTTAAGAGAAAGATGATAGTTTATTACTTCAATGTTTTCAATGATTATATTAATGGATTTATCTAATTCTTCATTTTCGCAGGCATTAAAATAATCCATCCACATTTTTTTATTATTTTGATTTTGCGTTGCTGATACTTTTAATAACTCATCAAACAAAAGCATCCTTTTCTTTTTAGTACGCATAATATCTTCCCAGATATCACATGAATAAATATTTTGGTGGTTATACATTGCATTAACATATTCTCTTAAAGCAATTTTATATGAACGATCATCAACATATTCACTCAATAAAACTTCTTCTATTATTGAATTCCATCTTTCTTTACATTTATGATGATATCCAAGCCACCACAAAGGCTGAGGATAACCACAAAAAACATTTAAACATGGTTCTAATAATTGATTTGTTCTAAGTGCCTCAACAAAAACTTTAACATCTGATACATCAATATCTTTACCTATAATTAGGCTCAACACATCTTTAGGTATTTCTCTTGAATTTAAAATTATAGCCTTTATCCAGATTATATCATTACGATTAGATAAAACTAATTTTATAACTTCATTTTGTTCTTGCTTAGATAATAATTTCCATCTATTAATCAAATAGTAAATGTGAGAGGTTAGATAATTCGTTTTTTTGCAGCTAAGCAAAGCCTTAAACAAATCAAATCTTTTCTCTACTGATACCGTTTTAATTAAAAATCCCATTATGTATAAGCCATAATCAGTTGGAAATACATCTTTATCCAGCCATGTTTTCCAAGATTGGATAAACTCAAGTATTATATTCTCATCCAAACTTTTATGATTATTCTCAATTTGATCAATTAAACTGGATATTTTGTATTCATCAATCTTAATATACTTAACTGGACACTTTTTTAAATATATTGCTGTAATTTTGCACCATGCTTCTAAGTAGCTTATTGTTATTTTTCTCAACTCATAGTTGTCATTATTTCCGCTTTCAATAAAACTTTGAGCAAGTAACAAAACTGGCAACTTGTTGCTTTGACGATCAAAATAATCTATTATTCTTTCCTTATCTTCATCTGATAATAAATCCCAGGAATCAAACGCTGCTTGTATTATTCCTATAATAACATTGCTATTTTCATCATCAATTAAATAATCATCTATATTTATATTTTTTCCATAAATCTTAATGATTTTTGAAAAAGCAAGCCTTCGTATCATACTTTCATCAAATTTACAAGCCTTTTCAAGGAAAGCCAGATCAAAAGAGTTATTATTTGAAGATAACATCTTGTAAATACTTTCTAAATCAGTTGCTTCTGGTGCTTTATCGACTTCATTATCATAATAAAAATCTCCAAATCCTATTTTATCACTACAATTATAATAAGGTTCGTTATCTTTCCAGCATAAATATATATTGTGAAAGTCTTTCTCCAAAGCATTGATAAATGTTTTAGTTTGTTCTTCTTTCAAGTATTCATAATTATCTTCAAGTATTCTTAATGCTCTGTCTTTAGTGGCTGGAAAAATTGAGTTTAAAGATATAATAATCAAATCAATAATATTCATATCTTTGGTTTTAGCAAAATACTGTTCTATAGCATTTAAAGCAACTATATTTATATTTTTATTTAATGCACTTATACAACGTTTTACTAGTCCACTATAGTATTCTTTATTACTTAAAATATCTTGCATTTCGTTTTCAAATAGTCTCTGAGAGACAAAATGATAAATTGGATGAGAAAAAACAATTTTAGATGTACTATCGGTATAGATATATATATACCCGCAATCTCTAAACTTTTTCAATATCTCTTTAACTTTTGGAGAGAGTTCTGGCTTTATCGAGTATGAAGGAAAGGGAAAATGCTTACTTGTACCAAATACATCTACTCCCATTGCTCTGCGCTCAACAATTCCAGGTGTTTCATCTGAAGAAGATAAAATAAATCCTAAGTCATTTATAGTTACAAATCTAACCGAATTACAAGACAATCCAAGAGCAATATATGCATTCACATAATCAGCTCCATAACTCTTGATTCTACTTATTATATCATCTGCACTAATTCTAGCTTCATTAATTATCTCATTTTCCGAAAAATCTTGAAGTTTTTCGATGGATTTGTAGTTGGCATGTAAATGAAATATCTCGCCAGCTTCAAGAAATGTACAATTATCTTTGTAAAGTAACTTTTGGATCTTACTAAATAGCACATTACTATCATTATTTTCTTTATATAGACTAATCCATATCTTCTTTGCATATTCAAGATCAGACATTGATAGATCATACCAATTATTTCCTGATATAGAGCACTCTTGCAAATTATTCTTATTATAAGATTCCAAGAGTATATCTTTTCTAGTTGTTATAATTACTTTTCTATATTGATCTGTGTGATTATTAATTATAGTTTCTATTTTTTGTTTAACAGCAGTTATTTTTCCGTTCTTTTCATAGTCTCCAAAGGGATCACTGATAATTACTAACTTATAATCATCAAATTGGGAATCACAAATGAAACTATATGCACTATTATCGCCGCTAACTTCATCCTTTTCAGCTATAGTAAAACCTCTTTTTTGATATTTCTCAGCTATAAATCTTGCGGTTATTGTTTTACCGCAAAAAGGAACGCCTGTAATTAATAATACGTTATTTCTTTCGAGAGTGTCAACCAATTCGTGAAATTGAGGCGGAATAATATATTCGCAATCCCCTTTTAACAAGTTGTAGGCATATTTACTTATAACTTGAAGCATATCGTCCTTTATGTTATTTCCTGTATCTCTTCCTGATCTAATACATTTATCCAACATATTTATAGCATCGCAAACATCTCTTTTGCTTATCTTAAAATGTTTATTAAGTGTATCAGCAATTAATAATTCGACCTTATCTATTGTTGTTTGTTCGCATATACATATTCTATTTAGAGCATTTTTTAAATCTTTTGTTTTGACATCATTAAGAAATTGTTCCATATTGTTTTTTCTTTCTTTACCGATATCAGTTACATCTTTCATAGAACATAGAATCTCACTTTTTAGTTTTTCATAGAATTCTTTTGATGCTGAAAAACTATTAACATATTTCGTTTCATCATATTCTGTTAGTTTTTCAATAGAATCTTCGCATCTTCCATAAGAAAAGATTATTAAACTGGCATTCTCTTTAACAAGTCGCTCTAATAGACTTTTTTCAGTTTGTCTTTCACCATAATGAGATAGCCAAGTAGATAAATGATTTAATGTTATTTTATTATCATGTTTTTTCCCTTGAAAATATATTCCCTTTGATTGCATATTTTCAATTATTTCAAAATAAGCATCCTCATATTTTTCAATTTCAATACTTATGACCTCTTTATTGGCTTTTAGTAAATTAAGTGCAATTAGAATTGAACATAAATACTGGTATTCATATCCTTGAACTCCATCTTTTTCAACAGACATAAATTATAATACTCCTTTAAAGTTGATTTCTATACCGTGTTTTCAGACTATCATGTAAATTATGATGACAATTAACAAGCATATACTTAGTATACTACATCAACGTTATAAAATCAATATTAATAGTTATTTATCATTCCAATTTAATTTATATAGTTATATTAAAAATTGAAATCCAAATGCTTATTCTTATTTGTCAACTGTAGCCTTAGTTAGTATTCCACCTTTGAAGATTATCGTTATTTCGGTCTTACTGTTGACTTTTATGCATTCAATCAGCTTTCTGACCAGCATGTCATTGTATTCCGTCAGCTCACAGGAGCTGTTGTCTATATTTTTCAGTGCCTGAGTTATCCGAGCCCTTTTGTTATTATCAATATTATTGTTTTCTTCCAGAGCTTTCAATCGAGAGTTGAGTTCCTGTTCCTCAGTATAGAGCTTTTGGAACTGTTCGTCCAGAGCTTCTTCATCCATAGTTCCGGCCGCTATAAGGGAGATGTAATCATTTCGGGCATCATCGATCTCCCGAAGCCTTTTCTGGATCTCCTTTGTTTCTTTCAAGCTAACTCCTGCCATAGCTTGTTCCACATTGCTTTTCAGTAGTTCCTTTATATTATCCTTGCAGTCATAGTACTCATTAATTGCTGACAGTATTGCTTTATGGAGCTTATCTTCATGAATCGACGGTGATTGCTTGCAGTAACGGTTACCGTTGTCGAACCTACTCACACATCGCCATACCGGACATTTCCTACCGTGTATATTCCATACCTGTCTCCTATATGCTGAACCGCATTCACCGCACACCATGATATCTGTCAGAGCATATTTGCCTGAATACCTGCCTTGCTGTGATACTGTTTTTTCGCTCTTTTTTCGCATTGATGATCTGCGCGTAAGTTCTTGTTGAACGAGGTTATATGTATCTCTGTCTACTATCGCATCATGTGCATCAGTTACAAGGTACTTTGCGCGCTCTCCATTATTCTTTACGGATTTATGGGTTATGCAGTCAACAGTATATGTTTTTTGAAGCAAGGCATCTCCGACGTACTTTTCGTTTGATAATATTGAATGAATGCCATTTATAGTCCATTCAGCATATTCACGCTTAGGTATGTTCAAGTTTTTCAGGTGCTGAGCAATTTGTCTAAGTGTCAATCCGTCAAGATACAGCTTATATATCAATCTTACCACTTCTGCTTCTTCAGGTATTATTTCCGGTTTACCATCTGCACCTTTGCGGTAGCCATATAGATTGTTATAGCTATACCGAACCTTTCCGTCACGGAAGGCTTTCTCTACGCCCCATGACACGTTCTTGCTGATTGATTCCGACTCAGCCTGAGCGAAACTTCCGTACAGAGCTATCATGAACTCTGAGGTCATGGTCAGGGTGTTTATATTCTCTTTTTCGAATATTACGCCAATGCCAAGGTCCTTGAGTTGTCTAACGTATTCAAGGGTATCGACGGTATTTCGTGCAAATCGGCTTATGGACTTGCAGAGAACAAGGTCGATTTTTCGCTTTTTGCAGAGCCTTATCATCTTATTAAACTCGGTACGCTTTTTGGTCTGAGTTCCTGATATTCCTTCATCAGCGAATATGCCTGCAAGCTCCCATTCCTTGTTTTTATTGATAAGGTCGGTATAGTAGTCTATCTGGACCTGATAACTGTTCTGCTGTTCCTCTTGCTCGGTACTGACTCGGCAGTAGGCTGCGACTCTGAGCTGGTGGTACTTATCTGTGGTATCAGCACTTATTTTCTTAGTCGCAGGTATCATCGTAACTTCCAATTTCTTTGCTCCTCTCCGTTATATTATTCAGTTTTACTCCGTTTATAAGTTCGAGTCCTATTGTAGCATTATGACTGACAGTTATGTATTCAGCGCATTTCTTCAAGAGCTCGATGTCGAGGGTGTTTTGCTGTTTTTTATCTAAAAGCTGCTTTTTCAGCAACTCTGTTTTCTGCGGAATGTCATTATATGTACAACAATCATATTTCATTTGTGCCAGCTGCAGTATCGCACATTTCACTCGATCATAGTCTATTTCAGGGTTATCCATGAGCCTTGATACCTCATTGTTCTGCTTTAGTACTTCTCCGTCAGGTGTATAAACACTCATCTCGGAGTCTGTATCCAGCAGACTCGGATTTGCTATCGCTGAGTTAAGCATATTAAGTACTGCCGATAATATCATCTGATCTGTAGCTTTGAATTCAAATGCTCCGCAACGATATGTCTTGCAGGTCCATGTACCGTTCTGATTTCTGAACAGCCTTTTTCGACATTCAGCACATATTGTCATGTTCCGTATTTCTTTCAGTTCATCGGGGACTATGCATATGTTGGTTGCTTTCTTCAGCTTTTTATTATTAGCTCTGTGAAAGATGTCGGGGGATATGATCTGTGGATATATCTCAGTCCCAAGGTACTTTTCATTTTCAAGAATACGCTTTATCATATTCTTGTTCCATGTGCTGTCCTCACAAGGATGATATGGTATACCTTCTGCTTGCAGTTCTTTGGATATGTCAAGCAGACTTCTCCCTTTAAGGTATTCAGCAAATATTTTGGATACGGCATACACCTCTCTCGGGTGTGTTGTTATCTCTCCGTTTATCATCTGATATCCGAACGGTATCCTTCGATTTTTAGCCATTTTAGCACCTCCTTTCCTCACAAGGATACCACAAATTCACTGTCTTATCTATCACCAAACCTAACAAAAAAGGTGCTTTGTTTTTGTTCACAAAGCACCGTATCTTTATATATCCTCTTTGAGTGACAAGCCTGATATAAGTATGAATTCGAGGCTTTTGTCTCTGACTATTATTCGCTCAACTATGACTCCGAATAGTTCTTCATCGAACTCAGTAATTATATGACTTTGTTTTTCTATGCTGTCTATGAGGATATCAAGCTGCTCGAGAGTGTCATCCTCATTATCAGCCTTAGCGGTCTTTTTCAGCTCTCGTTCTTGCCTTGCGAGCTGACTTTCCAGTTCAGTGAGCTTTTCGTTGTACTTCTTCTCATCCATGAAGCCTTTCTTTCTTAGTCTGGATAGCACATGACGCTGTTCCTTGATTTCAGCTATATTCTTATGAATCTCCAGTAATATAGTATTTCCGCTGAACCGTCGCATATTTAGTTCTTGTAAGCTTCGATGTAAGGGGAGAAGTATCTCTCGATAATGCTTTATCAGCTTATTGCACATTCTTATAAAACATGATTTCAATGCATCATCCGGGATTACCACAGAATCACACAATTCTGCACTGATATCATGTTCACGGCATACCCAATAGTATTTGTCTCGGTTCTTTTTATGCTTACAAGCTGCTCCGCACTTACCACATTGTATTCTCGATGTATATTTATTTGTCTCTCCTTTAGATTTATAGTATTGTTTACCATTCATCTTCTGGAGTTCCTGGACCTTATAGAATAATTCTGGCGATATAATCGCCTCATGGGAATCAGTTAGCAAGAATTTATCTCTTTCACCTTTATTTATAATCCTTTTTACAGGTAGTGTGTCTGTACCATATGTCTTTTGAAGCAGCATATTGCCTATATATCGTTCATTGGTTAATATGTATTGTACATTGTATAGATACCATTTTGAGCCGCCGTGTATAGGTGGTATTTTAGCTTTATTCAACTCATTCACAATTCCTTGAGCCCCGAGTCCACTTAAGTAATTATTAAATATCATTTTTACTATCTCAGCCTTGGGAGGATCTATTTCCAGTGTACCGTTCTTCATAATATATCCATATGGAATACTCGGAGTCTTGTATGTACCGTTTTCCATACGTTTTCTTACGCTCCATCGTAAGTTTTGAGATATTGATGTGGACTCTTCCTGAGCCAGACTTCCCATAACTGTTATCATCAACTCATCACTGGTCTTGGCAGTATCGATGTTTTCCTTCTCAAAGTATATCGATATTCCAAGCTCTCTCAGGAGTCTGACGGTATTAAGACAGTCTTTCGTGTTTCTGGCGAATCGACTGAGTGACTTTGCATATATTCGGTCTATCTTTCCACGTTTACAGTCACGGATCAGCCTTTGAAATTCTGTCCTCTTTTCTGCACTGGTACCTGTTATTCCCTCATCTGCGTATATATCTACAAGCTCCTCAGTTTCAGAACCATTGAATTTCTCGCTATAAAACCTGACCTGTGCTGCATAGGAGTGTAGCTGGTCCTCGCTGCTCGATGATACTCGGCAGTATGCCGCACATCGTATTTTATGTATCGTACTCTCGGCTCTTATCGGAGCTATATATGTAACATTTGCCATACTGAGCCTCCTTTCAACACACAAGGATACCACACTCCGCTCGGAATTGGTATCATCAAAGGGAACAAATGCGGCGGTTCACATTTGTGCAAACCGCCATTCTTCCCAGTCTCTTGACTTTTACCGCTTTCCATGCTATACTTTTATTAGAAAATACAGACTGGAGGCGTTATTATGAATAATACTTACACTGTTTCGCAGATACAAGATATTCTTGTACCTATCTTTCGTGAGTACAATATTCGCAAAGCTATTCTTTTCGGTTCATATGCCAAGGGATCAGCTAAAGACAAAAGTGATATCGACCTCCTTGTTGACAGCGGATTAAAAGGGCTTGCGTTCTTTGGTCTGCTTGAAGATGTGGTCAATGCACTTGGCAAAGAGGTAGATCTTCTTGATACATCTCAGATTATCCCAAATTCCGACGTAGACAATGAGATCAAGAAAACAGGAGTAATGATTTATGGAAACTAAAGATCAGCAGGTATTAGAAAAGATTTATTCTCATATTTCATCTGTTTTAAAGTATTGCAAAGGTTGTGTTTCACTTGAAGACTTCCAAGCTGACTCTATGCGTGTCGAAGCGTGTGTATTTAACCTTATGCAGATTGGCGAATTAGCAAAGGAATCTCTTTCAGATGAATTCAAACTGAAATTAACAACTATCCCATGGAAACAGCTTTACGGTATGCGTAACCGCATTGTCCATGGATATTCCGGCGTTAATATGCAGATCGTCTGGGACACTATAAGCAATGATCTTCCGGATCTTGCAAAAGAAATCAAGGCATATTTATAATGTGTATGATAAGCTCCACTCATTTGAGTGGAGCTTCTTCATTATCAGCTCTGCTCGCCGCTATGCAAAAGCACATAGCAAGAACTCCCACAGTTCCGCCGAACATTGCGCCTGCAATAAACTGTATCATGCGTTCACCTCCCATTCACGGATAGTCATGTACCTTTCAGTAACAGTAACTTCGTTGATCTCACGGATCCTTACCTTCTCAGTCTCGGATATTTCCTTTTCTATGGCAGCACTACCTATGATCTGGTCCATAACTGCCAGCATATAATCTGCAAGTCCGGGTCTGTTATTATTCATTTTTGTTTTCCTCCCTTATCTTTCTCCAGAACCTTTTAAGCTCCGTTATGTTTTCAGTTGTATTATTTTCAGGCAGTGACGACAGCACATCCTCCCTATACGCTGTTTTTATTCTGCTGCTTGCTCTTGGGTCAAGTATTGAAACGATACCCTTGTCGCCGGCATTTCTGATGAGCCGCCCTGCACCTTGTTTCAGCTTTATCACCATTTCGGGAACTGCAACTTCCAGAAGCGGACACTCTGCCTTTGACATCTTATACTCCATGATCGGCTCGGGTACGGGAAACGGCAGTTTGAATATTATCACCTGTGATAAACTCTCGCCCTCGACGTTTATTCCTTCCCAATATGTTCCGGTGCCAAGTATGACCGAATCCACATTTTTACGGAAGTTTTCAAGCCTTTGTTCCTGAGACGAGTCGCTGCTCTGTATCATTATCTTATACGGCAACCCTGCACTTGTCAGCTGTCCAAAGACATAGTCTCTGTCGTCCTTTGCTGTAAAGAGAATAAGCGTTTTTCCATGTGTTATCTTCAGCAGTCTGACTATCTCGGCAATGGCTTCCTGGCGGTAACGATTGCGGTTATACCTTTTCGGACAAGGCAGCTTATTGGACACATACATCATAGAATGCTCATCGTAGTTGTAAGGTGACTTCTTGGGTTCGGTAATACATATATCATCAGGACAGCCGAGACTATCCATGAAGTAACCATATCTGTCTTTGAGTGTTCCTGAATTCTGAGATGTTAATGTTGCCGAAGTCAGTATCGTGCTCCTTGAACTTGAAAACAGCAGTCTACCTATATCTCTGCGTATATCTTTCCTGCACACATTTATGCGAACACCGTGCTCGTTGGACAGCCATACAAGGTTGGCATTGCTTTCTGAGTCTCTCAGTGTTTGCAGGCTATGCAGCCTTCGGTTTGTCCTCATTTCTATCTCTTTCATATTTGAGCGCAGCTTGAGGACCAGCTTCTTTATTTCCAAACTCGGTCGATAATAGAAGGTCTTCATGTCAGCGTCTGCCGCTGCCTGCTGCTGAGATATGTCATTTTTAAGGAAATTGAAGAAAGTGTCGATCATTTTTATGGTCTCGATTATAAGACGTGACATAGTGTTCTTTCTGTTGCTTGTGACTTTCATTATCTCTCTGCTGATCTCTCTCTGACTGAAGGAGTTAGTGAAAGCGTCCCTGAACTTTCTTTCAAGATTATGAGCCTCATCAACAACTATAGTGCTGAGATTTCCCTTGAATATCCCTCTGCCTGATTCCATGTTAAGAAGGTGAGAAACCAGCATATTCTGATTACAGATAACAATTGAATCATTACAGCGGATACGCTCACGCATTTGCAGGTACTCGCATCTTCCTCTGTATTTACAGTCATCACATTTCTGACCGACTGAGGTTATACACACCTTATCCCATGCTCTGTCGGTAACACTCAGTGCCGATTTACGCTGAACTCCACGCAATGCCAGTTCAAAGAGAGCGGCAAATTCTTCGTTTTCCTTACGATGCTTTCTCGCTTCCCTGAGACATATGTAATTCTTCATTCCTTTAGCCACCTCGACTTTCGCTTTTACTCCTATCATTTTGAGGACATTATGTACATCACGTTCGAGCTGCTCCTGTAATGCAATAGTTGACGTTGCTATCACTACCTGTCTGCGGTCACGAAAGAACTGCTGTACTATCGGCACAAGATAGGCAATTGATTTTCCGATACCGACCTCCGCTTCAACTATCAGTGAGCTTTTATTCATGATCGCCTGTGCTATCTCCTGAGACATCTCTACCTGTCCCTGACGGCGTTCAAGACCGTTCCGTTCTGCTTCGTCAAA